AGTGCTTCGAAAACAACCGAAAGGCCCCAGCCACGTCGCGCTAGTGACTGGAGCCTTTCGAACGAGGGACAGGGAGAGTGTATCAGGCGGTAGCGAGCTTCGCCTTCTTCAGCGTCGCCAACCTTGTCTCAAGCCGCGCGATCTCGTCATCGATCGCGATACCGGTAATGGCGTTAACGCCGTCAAGGTCCTCGGGCGCGCCGATGGACAGGAAACGATTGATCTTCGCCCGCAGGGTGCTCCAGGTGAGCTTGACAAGGTGGAAGTAGTACTTGTACGTCACCTGAATCGACTTGTGACCAAGAATCTTGGACATCTCTGCCAGCGAGATGCCATTCTGGATTCCGTGCGTAGCGAAAGCGTGCCGGAAGTTGTGCGCTGTGATCATCTTACTGGCAAGACCAGCAGCGTTGACGGCCTTCCGGATGTGCTCGTGCGCCGTCGTCGACGCAATCGGCCGACTGGGGTTGATCGGACTCGGGAAGAACAGCTCGCCCTCAGCGATGCCGAACTCGCGCATGTGCCTACGGATCTCTGCCAGCAGAATCGGGTCGAGGGGGATGTCCCGGTACTGACCCTTGCGGCAGTGCTTGAGCGGCGCGAAGTCGGTGTCAGTCCACTGGATGCGAATCCGGATCGTGCTCTCGTCGAGGATGATGTCGCTCGTCGCCGCGAGCGCCTCACCGAGCCGCAGTCCAGCACCACCCATCAGGTAGATGAGCAGCCGATAGCGGGGGTCGATCAGGCTGGCGATAAGGTGGATCTCAGCCGGGGTCGGCGCGTACCGTTCCTTCGGGTCGTGGGATTCGATGTGGTGCTCTTCGGCCGGGTTCTCCGAGATCCAGCCTTCCTTCTTGGCGATCTTCATGATGCCACGCAGCACGCTGACGCACTGCTCGATGACGCCGTTGCTGATGTTGTCGGACATTTCGGCAATCCAGTCGGAGACGTCGACCCAGGTGATCTCGGTGACCTTCCTGTTACCAAACTTCGGCTCGACGTGGCACCGCCACCGGGATTCGTAGTTGTCCCGCGTGGGCTTCCGGCGGTTGTACTTGGTCTTCAGCCAGTGCGGGTACAGGTCAGCGCAGGTAGGCACGCTGCCCTTCTTGATCAGGCTCTCGGTGCTGAGCTGTCCCTGACGCCGTTTCCGCTCCTGATAGATCGCCAGAAGCGCGTCGTACGCACTGTCGTAGTCGTCCCACGTACCGTAGTCCTGCTTGCCCTCCAAGTTAGTGAAGCGCGCGAACCACTTGCACCTACAACGCGCGTTGTCCTTTTCCTTCTGCGTACGACCGTGCTTGCAGCTCGCGACACGATGGGGGATGCCCATGCCACGGATCGGCTTACGTCGTGCCATTTCTGCGTGACTCCTCGCCAGATTGTGGTGCGATCTTGCAGTTTTGCTGCGTCAAGATCCGGCAAAACCGGATCTACCAGGGCTTTCGCACCACATCCTATGAGGTGTCTTAGATGTCGTACATCTCTTTCCTCGAACTTCATCAAGTTGTTACTTGATCTTGAAACCAAGATCAAGTACACGGTTTGCGCACGTCAGACCAACTCGGCGACTGCGTTGAGTCACCAAGAGCATGAGGACGAGTTGGTACGTACCAACTCGCGATCAGTGCGGAGTCTTGCAGTTTTCCTGCGTGCGGCCGTGCACGGTTCTGCAAAGCTCCCGATCTTCAAGATCAACAAGGTCGGCGCGCGCGTAAGCTTCAAGATCATCAGAATCTGCAAGATCTTCAAATCTTCGTGCACGAACGACCTGCAAGATCGTCGAACTTACACGATCTGCGCGGCACGTGCAGATGTGATCTGCAAGATCATCGAAACCTGCAAGATCTGCGCGACGTCGTGCACGAACTTCTGCGAACACCACCGTCCCGCCAAGACAGGAACATCGATGAGACGACCTATGCCACCGCGCGTGCGTCGCACGCTGCTCATCTCCAACCCACCGATGATGCTGGCGGCATCGCTCATAGCCTCCGTGCACATCTACCACTTAGGAGAGGCCATCAAGCTCGGTAGGCTGGCCTGGGCGCTGCCGCTCAGCGTCGTCGGCTACGAGATCATCAGCTCGCTGGTCTTCTTCATGACGCCGGAGGAGTACACCGACCTTCGGCGCGCTGCCAGGACCGGGTTCAAGATCGGTCTCGCACTGAGCATCTTGCTCTACCTGGTCTTCATCCTCGTCGACGAGGGCGTGATCCCTACGGGACTGGTGCTGCGACTGCTACTCGGGCCTATTCCGTCGCTGGTGTCGGCTGCTTTCATGCACATGCTGGTGCTCGTCTACTACGCCGTATCGGAAACGGCGGCAGCGGATCAGGCAGCACAGACAGTGTCGGCGGCAGCGCCGGAAGACCTTTCGGAGCCGGATGAAGCCCTGGAAGCGGAACCGGCATTGGAAACCATCACAACGGAGGAAACCGACGACATGGAGGTCAGGAAGGTTCCTGTGCTGCAGACCAACGGCAGCGTCCTCAAGGCGACGGCACCCGACGGGAGCGAGCGGACGATTCACGTCGCCGACCATCCGGAACTGCTCGGCAGCGTCGTGGAAGCCGAGGTAGTGACGGAAGCGGAGGCAGCAACAAAGCCGCCTACGCTTCGGCTGCGGAAGGATCTGGCAGCACGAGCGCAGGCTGCCGCCATCAGCGCTACCATCCCCTTCTACCCTGAATCCGCTTCCGAGGACAGTGGCGACACCAGCAAGCGGTACCGGAAACCACGGGTAGCTGAGAAGCACCTTGCTACCGCTCGGAAGCTGATGAGCGAGTGGGTTGCCGCCGGAAACCCTCCGTCGAAGTTCCGTGCCACGGCAGAAGTCTGCAGCCACTTCCCCGGCATCACTGATCGGCAGGTTCGGAACGTAGTCAGGATCGTCCGCGAGGAGATGGAACAGCAAGCGGAAGCGGTTCCGGCGTAACGAAGGAGGAAGCATGAGTCTGTGGCGTATCCAGCTACGTCACACCGTTTCCGGCTACACCCCAAGCGGACGGCCAATACTGGAACTTCCGCTTCCGTTCATCGTGGACATAGACGGGAACGTCAGCCGACAGGACCACTGGAAGGGGGAGCCATACCGGATCATCGGCTTCGTGGACCGCCCGACGCCGATGATGCACGTCGACGTGTGGTGGCAGGAAGCGATGGACTGGCCAGAGCAGATGACCGGGAAGTTCCTGATCAGTGCCGACAAGACGAGTCGGTGGTGGCTCCACACGGTTCCGGTCTGGTACATGGAACGGATGGAACCGCGAGCGCTTCCGGCCTAGCTACCGGTTCCGGCAAGAAGGTCCCAGAGGGGGCGTGTCCTCTGGGACCTTCACACTGCCCAGCCTTGTGCTATGTTCTTAAGTAGATGACGCGAGACGAGACGAGAGGAGCTGTGTCGGTGGAAACGGTGGATCTGGAACCGCGACGTATCAAGACGTACCTCGACCGTGGCGTAGGGCGTGCAGCATTCGCGCCGGACGGATACAACAAGCGCTTCCGCGTTCACAGGACGGAAGCGCTTCGAGCCGACGTACTGGAGCTGCGCGAGTGGGTTCACCGTCCCGAGCTTTGTAACCCAGCTAAGGGGACGTGGGTACCGATGAACGCCCTGGTACTCGATCCGGAAATGGCGGTTCCTCTTATCGGCGCACTCATCGAGTTCGCCCGGGACACCGGTCAGGAAGACGATCTGATAGCCGTACTGCGGAAGCGAGGGATTCTTACCGAAAACACGGCGTCGGAGGAGAGCGATGGCAGCTGAGTACTATCCACAGTACTGCGTCTCCTGCAAAGTCTTCCTAGGGTACGTGCCGAACCAGCCTCGACAGCAGATGTACTGTCAGGACGTAGGCTGTCTCGTTCGTGGTCCCGTCCAGCAGAAGGACGACACCTTCGGCTGGTACCCGTTCATCATGCATGCCTTGGACACCAGGGAACTTAACACGGGGGAGATCGAGACACTGTCCAAGGGCAGGGTGACACGCCACATGGCGCGCACGTACGCCTTGGTGCGGAATCGACGCGTCGACAAGTGGTAGCCGGAAGTCTTCGCTGAATTCGTAACGGGCCGACGTATTACAAAACGTCGGCCCGTTTTTCATACCCTCGTAAATGCGGAGATTACGAGGGTATAACAGTGACAGCAGCAGTCGAGATCACGGACGACTACTACGACGACGAATACATCGACGAGATTGACGACGAGCATGTCGCCGAACTGGACAGTGGCGTCGCGCTCGACGAGATATCACAGAGGACAGTTAATAAAATCGTCGAGAAAATGCTCGTCGTAGTCGACGAGCTGTCCGGAAATCCCCTTTATCCTTACCAACGCCCTTTGGCGGCGCGAATAATCGAGTCCCTCATCATCAATGACGGTGCGAGTATTACGGCGCTTTTCAGCCGTCAGAGTGGGAAATCGGAGACAGTGGCCAACACGGTGGCTGCCGTAATGATCATGTTCCCCGTTTTGGCCAGGGTCTACCCAAACCTTATGGGCCGATTTTCCAAAGGGATTTGGGTGGGGGCCTTCGCGCCCGTCGATGATCAGGCAGACAACCTTTTCGGCCGTATCGTCAGCAGACTCACCAGCGACCGTGCCAAGGAACTGATGAACGATCCTGACATTCAGGACGGCATCAAGGCTCGCGGCCGGACAGTGACACTGAAAAGCGGCTCACTGGTCCGGAAGCAAACATGTCATCCCCGCGCGATCATTGAAGGCCGAACGTACCATTTGATTCTGGTCGACGAGGCCCAAGGCGCGGATGACCGCATGGTGCTCAAGAGCATCGTGCCGATGGCAGCGAGCACCAATGGGACATTCGTTTTTACGGGGACTCCGACCTACACGAGGAATTTCTTCTACGACTACATTCGGAAGAACAGAATCGAGCAAACGGGGAGAGGGAAGCGGCAGAACCATTTCGAAGCCGACTATCGGGAGGCCGCCAAGTACAACCCGTCTTATGCCAAGCACTGCCAACATCAAATCAGGAATATGGGTTATGACAGTGACGACTTCAAGTTGTCGTACCGCCTGATTTGGTTATTGGAACAGGGTATGTTTACCACTTCCGAGGTTCTGGAGAGCCTCGGTGACCGGAGCATGGAGCTGGTGCGGGCTTGGCATAGAAGCCCGGTTGTGGTCGGTATCGACCCTGCCCGAAAACAAGACTCAACGGTCGTAACCGTTGTCTGGGTGGACTGGGACCACCCAGATGAATTCGGCTACATGGAGCACCGCATTCTTAACTGGCTCGACTTGCGCGGTGTCGATTGGGAGACTCAATACTTCAGGATCGTGGACTTCCTGAAGGACTACAACGTCCACCAAATCGCCATTGACGTCGGTGGAGTCGGCGACGCCGTTGCCAGCCGACTGAAGGTGCTAATGCCGCATGCTGAGATTATCGAGATGGGTTCTCAGCGTGCCGACCAGTCCAAACGCTGGAAACATCTCATGCAGTTGATCAACCGGCGTAAATTGGTCTGGCCTGCGCACTCCCGGGTTAGGCGCACGCGCGCGTACAACCGCTTCATCGAACAGATGCGGAACCTTGAGGTCGAGTATGTGGGTCCGTACATGCTCGCGAAGGCTCCCGACATCTCGGGAGCCTACGATGACTACTGCGATTCGCTGGCTTTGGCGTGCGCGCTAACCGCAGAACACCAGATGCCGGAGATCGAAGTAACGTCGAACGTTTTCTATGGCTGATTGGCCATTACCAATTCAAAAACGCTGATTTCTATTCTGAAAATGACCGTTCCGCGTGAAAGAGAATTGTAATGGCCGACCCGAATCTGACTTCTCCGATTGCTCCCGCTCCTCAGTATCCGGAGCGGATGACTCCCGTTTGGGAGCGCAAGTTTACGGACAATCCTTATCGGCGAGGTCCCCTTCGTTTTGAGGAGGGACTGGGGACCGACCGCGACATCCCGGATGCGTTCACCGAGGGCGTCATGCAGGGTTACCGCACCGCTCCCGGTAGGAGCAACCGCAATATGAAGGTCGACACTAAGTACCCTGCAGAGACGCTCGCTGAGCGCGCCCACGCCGGGAGCGCCGCTTGGGTTGAAGCACCGACTTTTAGAGGGGAGTTCGCGCACGGCGCGTTCAGTGACCAGGCTACACTGAGGTTCGAGACCGTTATTCGCTCTGGGCAGCATTACCTGCGTCAGAATCCCGCCCAGGTCTGGGACTGATTGGATGTAGATGACGAACGTTCCCCTACCGTCCCGGGAGTTCACCAACCTGCGCCCGCCCAAGGAGTTCATCGACCAGGCGGTCAGTAAGCGGTGGCCTGGTAAGCGCTTCGAGGAGCTTGCGCCACTGTTTCGCAGCACGGTCATGAGCGAAGCCCGGGATGCATACGCTCAAAAGCATCATCCGGATCTGTGGAAGGTCGAGGCGGCGCGTCGCGAGCAGCTGAAGGCGGAGAACGCTGCTGCAAGGTCTCGTCGAGAAGCCGAGGCTCAGCGTCGCCAGCGTCGGCCCGAACGTCTGGAGTACTTCTATCACGGGACCGTCGTGCCGAGGGGTCAGTCGGTTGACTGGGACGAGATCCTCCCCGCTAAGCAACACGGGGGTTCTATCTGGCACACGAACATGCACGACGGCAGCTACGCGTACGCTACCCGTGAGCTGGACGACGCCAGACACTACGCAGCGCTGGCACAGGACTGGCACCCTGACCCCGACTCGACGGAACAAGTGGTACTGAAGGTGACGCCCCTTGGGGGATACGAGCCCGATCCGCGCGTCGACGAGCACGGACGGAGCCGAAACACCTTCGCGGGCGACATCCGCAGCAAGCGCGGTTTCCGTGTCGTCGGAGAGGCTTGGCGCGAATCCTGGGATCATTGATCCTAAGACTATCGATTCCGGCGCACCCAGTGTGATAACGCTGGGTGCGCCTTTCGCGTACAAAGAGTGATTATTACAGTTTGACGAAAACGTCCGCTTGGCACTTAAAAGGTGTTATTGTGCTGTCATGCAAGACACCACCAAGGGGAGCGCGCCCATTCCCCACTTCGGGAGGCTGACCGTCCTGCAGATACTCGACGGTATGCGCGCGACCGACCTGTCCGTGCGTTGTCAGTGTCAGTGCGGAAAAACCCTTTATGCCCGGATGCCTCATCTTGTCTTCGGGCGAATCACGGCGTGTTACGACTGCGCGCCGGACGAGTATCACCGTCTCAACGAGAGGAACAGGACCAAACCTGACAGGTGTGGGTACAGAGGATGCACGTCAGGTAGATCGCCGTACCTCGCCGACGAAGTGATCACCTCATGGACATGCGGTCTTTGGTTCTGCTCCGAGCAGTGCCGGAAGCAAGAGGCGGGGATTCGCCAATGGTACGTCACGCGCGAGTTCAATAAGCGCCTGCACGGCGGTAATGTCAATGAACCGCCCCTGAACTTCGGATACCTGACGGTGATCGGTGTTCAGGGCACGAAGGGCCTCAACCGGACGGTCACCTGCGAGTGTCGTTGCGGGGCTGTCGTCGAGACTAGGATCGCTGACCTGGTAAGGAAGCGGGTTACGGGATGTCCTGAGTGCGCGCCCATAACGACGCGGATCTGCGTTCGTTGCTTCAAGGAACTTCCGCTCAAGCGGTTTGTTCGCAACAACGCAACGCGAGACGGTTACCACTCCTACTGCAAAGACTGTATGTCGCTGTCTGCTAAACAGGCGCGTGAGGTCGCCCCGCTTCCTCCCCCGGGGATACGGTGCGCACGTGCGTTCTGCACAAGCGACGCACCCGTGACAGTGCTGGCGAAGAGACGCGACTCAATCGTCTTCACCGAGTGGTTCTGCTCCAGGAGATGCAAGCAACTGGAGACTACCTACAGGCGATCGATTGTCCGTAAGATCATCGGACTCGCCGACGAATTCAGGAAACTGGCGATCTAGTCACCACCTCTAGCCTTACGCCTCTAATTACAACTTTCGAACGCACCCAACATACGCTGAGAAAAAACGTATGTTGGGTGCGTCTTTTTATGGCGCTGATTCGGATAGGATCTGGCTTTGTCCATCGCATTCTATCCGCCCAGTCAGCGGGCGGCCGGTTCCGATTTGGCGATATCGATTTCGCCCTTGGGTCTGGTCGAGCTGGCTGACGAAGAATGGGAAATGCATGGTCCTAGGCTCAACCGCTACGCGATCAACTGGGCTTTTTTCCTAGGTCACCACTGGGCCTATCGCCGTGAGCCTGGCGAGGCCATGCTGACTTTCAATTACGTTCGCGCCCTGGTAAATTTCCACATCAATTTCTGTTTCGCTCGCGGCGTGACATTCCAGAGCGCCAAGCAATACGAGCACATCGTCCCGGCACTCCTCAACAGGATCTGGGAGACGGACAACAACAAACAGCAGATCCTCAGGGAGATCGGGCAACAGGGCGCTGTTTCCGGCGACATGTTCGTGAAGGTCGCCTATGATCCACCGTTCACCGACCCTGCGGGGAATTATCATCCAGGGCGCGTTCGAATTCTCCCGATTAATTCATCTTTCGTTTTTCCTGAGTGGCATCCCCACGACCGTGAGCGAATGGTGCGATGCAAAATCAAATATCGATTTTGGTCGACCTCGCTCGAAGGGACCAGGCAGGTATTTACATATACCGAGGTCCTGACCGACGACGTGATCGAGGAATACGTCAACGATGACCTCATCGACCGTCGACCGAACCCCCTGGGGATGATCCCCATCGTCCACGCTCCGAATCTGACCGTCTCCGGATCTCCATGGGGGTTGTCCGACTGTCAGGACATAATCCCCTTGAACAGGCAGTTCAATGAAACCGCGACGGAGATTGCGGACATCATCGCCTACCACGCAGCGCCGGTAACCATCATCACCGGTGCCAAGGCTAGCAACCTCGAAAAAGGGCCGAAAAAAGTTTGGGGTGGTCTGCCCAAGGACGCCAATGTGTTCAATTTGGAAAACGGCGTCGACTTGTCCGGCCCGATGTCCTTCCTAGAGCTACTCAAAAGGGCGATGCACGAGATGACCGGGGTGCCGGAAACGGCGCTTGGTCAGATTCAGCCCGTTTCCAACACTAGCGGCGTCGCCCTCAGCATTCAATGGCAGCCAGCCGTTAACCGGCGCGAAGAAAAGTTGACCAACGTGACGCAGCTGCTACAAAAGGTGAACGAGCTTGCGTTGCGCACGTTGTTTCTCTACGAGCCGGAAACCCTCAAATATGACCCGACGACCGACGGGATTATCCGTGAGGGTCAGCCGACTGAAATAGACCCCACTGATCCGCTGGTCTACAGGACCATCTGTGAATGGCCTGATCCGCTACCCGTCGACAACTTGATTAAACTGAACGAAATCCAGGCGAAAATGGCACTGGGTCTCGAATCTAAGCGTGGTGCGCTTCGTGAGCTGGGCGTCGAGTTCCCCGATGAAAAGATGCAAGAAATCTTCGAGGAACTTGTCCTCGACGCCAAGGAACAGGGTGCGCTTGACATTCTTAATGCACAAATCGCTGCTGCTATTGTGGAACTAACGGGGATGAATCCCGACGGTTCGCCCCTTGATAACTCCACACAGCAGCAAAATAAGACGACCCCGCGATCTGGCAGCACTAACTCGAACCCAGCGGGTCCTCTCCCCAAGCCGACCAAGTTCGCCACCGAACTGACAGGTCTGCTGGGTGATCAGGAAACACGTCTGATGACCGAATTGGTGACACAGGCGTTCGGCACGAAATTGCCGCAGCGCCGTAGTCCGGATGCTGATGACTAGCAGGAGATGAGTTATTGATGGACCAGATGCCGGTTACCGGTGTTCAGCAGCCTGAGCCGAACATCCCGGTTCAGGCACAGGGGACGGGTATCGTGCCGCCGACCACCGCGCCGCGACCTCAGATCGTCCTTCAGGACCAGGCTGTGGCTCCGACCGCTCCCGTGTCCGGCGTTGCCTCGCCGCCGCCTGGCTACTTCACGGCCGAGGACGTGGAGAAGGCCCGTCGGCAGGAGAAGGAAAAGCTGTACCGGGACATCGAGCGCTACCGCGCCCAGGTCAGCGAGCTACAGGACAAGATCAAGGCGTGGGAGGAGGAGCGGGAAGCGCTCAAGCGGGCTGAGGAAGAGGCTGCTCGACGCAAGCGCGAGGAGGAGATGGAGCTTCGCCAGCTCCTCCAGGAAACGAACAAGGAGTGGGAGCAGCGTTTTGCTCAGCTCCAGGCTGAGCGTGAGGCAGAGCGCGCTGCTCTGGAGAAGGAAAAGGAATTTGCGCGACTCCAGAGCTACATCCAGAAGCGCGCTCGCGAGGAGCGCGACGCCAACAGGATCGCTCCGGAGCTTATTGACCTCATCAACGGAAATACGGTCGACGAGGTCGAAGCGTCCATCGAGCAGCTTCGGCAGAAGACCGAAGCGATCCTTCAGAACGTCGCCGCCCAGGTGCCTCAGGCTCCTGCGCGGGGAGTCTCTCCCGCTGGCTATACGCCTACTGGACCGATGGAAAACCAGCCGACTACTTACACGCTCACACCCGAGGAGATCCGGTCCATGAGCATGGCCGATTACGCCAAGATTCGGCCGCATATCTTCGGCAAGAATACCCAGTCTGGTCTGGGTAAGGGTCTTTTCGGGTAAGGGATAGAAATGCCGATTGGCCTCCCGGCGACCAGCGCCATCACTGGTACGCCAAATCTCACTACCAACGTCACTGGCTCCATTTACGCGACCGGGAGTAATCTGTCTCCGGCCATTCAGGAGCTTTGGAGCAAGGAAATCCTCTTCAGCGCGATGCCGATTCTCCGGTCCTGGGCTTTCTAGGTAACCCTCTCGGGCCGCCTCGCGTGGTGACACGCGAGTGAACAACCGCGCTATATCGGTGAACCCCTCCAATAACCTAGGGGAATACCGAGGAAACCTGTGCCGAGGGCTCCGTAGAGACTACACGCGCGGCAGCTCCACTAGGACCGCCAAATCGGCACAATTTGGCGGGACTGGAGTTGAAGATATAGTCCGACCTGCACCAATGGGAAAGGTGCAGAGCCAGGCAGAAATGACCTGGCCACCGAACCTTACGGTTCGGGAGTAACAACGTGTCGAGCAGTTCGC